ACAGTATTTGAGGTTTATGGCGATATTGTTTCCCAATATTCTGTTTCAGATCCATTTAGAATAAATTACGAAACACAATCTACTGGTTTCAAATCGGGGGGATTGGTAAATGTTGTCTGGTGGGACGATCCTACAAAGGTATTCTATGTAAGTAAAGAAGATCCAGAACTTGTTTTGGATTATGATGGAACAATAGAAAAGTTTAAAGTGTATTTGAAAACTGAATATGTTGGTTCTAATTTGGGATATAAAGTAATTGGAGTTAAATGGATCGGTGCTTCAGATGTCGAAGATTGTGTTTATATTGAGCCGATTGCTTTAGAAGCTGGAGTCATAGGAACAAGCCCAAATGGAGATTTTTCTGAATGTTTGACTCAAATAGAATTTGGGTTTACCCCAGAAGCTGATGGCGATTATTTAAATGTTTATGGTTTGTTAAGACCGTCTAAAATTGCAATTGAGAATTCTTTAACAAGAGGAGAATTGCAGCAGCTTACTCCTACAATCATAAATCCGACATTCCAGTTAGATTCTATTTTTATATCAAAAGGAATAAAATATCCTGACGGAAGAAAGATAACACCATTAGTAAATAGAGCTTATACTCCACCTTTAAATAAAACAGCAGCCACTGCCACAGTTCCTGATACGAAAACTATTACTGAACAAAGTTTTATTTCTGATCCTGTATCAGCATCTGCTAATTATTTCTCTAATAAACTGAATAGAACAAAAACATCCAAATATTCAGCGGATTCAGTAGAATCAGCAAACCCGTTGTCGGCTTATAAAATGACAAATTTGGGTGGTACTGAAGTGTTATTAACCTCTTATACTGCGGCTACTTCTCTAACAGGAGGAATAACATTAAATTATTCTAATACAGATAAAAGTAGCGGATCAGTTACTATTTCGTCTGTAACAAAAGCACCATATACATTTGATGGTTGTGAAATAATTTTTGCATCAGATACAGATATCAACAGTTCATCGTCTACATATAAAGTAACAGCAATTTTTGATATATCATGACATACCCATTAGACAACAATCAATTTCCTTTAACTAATTATCCATACTCAAGTAGAGCATGGGGTAACAATGAAAGTTTAGATCCAAAGAAGAATTATACTTCAGTGGGATTTAAGCCCGGTTCAAAGTTGCAAGCATCAGAACTCAACGAGATTCAAGAAAATGCGATGCTTCAACAAACTTTAACCCTAACAATGACTAGGGAATGGTTCAATGAACTTTTAGGTAAGACAGCAGGAGGTCCAGCTTGGGAAGGCGCAATGCCACTTTTTCCAAAGACCCATCCTCTTGGCGGAACATATTCAAAATTAGTAGGTTATACATTTGTAAACGGAACTGGAATAACACTAACATTTAATTCTGGATGGTATTTACTTACACTACCATCAGGGTTAAAGCAATGGTTCCATTTAAATTCTGGTCAAACTGCTTTTATTAATCCAGTATCAACTGTAGAATACTACGCAGGAATTTCGTTTGGGCAAGATTACATAGACTGTTCTGAAGATTCTACCCTATACGATACTTCAAGTGGATCACCAGCAGTTTCAATCTGTGGGGCTGATCGCCACCAATTAACTTTTAATTCACTATCAATTACTGGGGCATCCGGTTTTAGTGATACCACCTTCAATAAAGTTCTTTCTATCACCTTGACAGGATCTACATTAGGAGTAAAATATATTAATGGCCTAACTATTTGAGGTATAATTTATGAGTGAACCCAAAAAAGATTGCGGTTGTAAAAAGAAAAAGTTTTCAGATTCGCCTCTACCGAACAAAGAACCAGCCCTAAAAAAGGCTCTGAGTATGATTCAGAGCTATTCTATGGCAGTTGCATCTAGAGGACTTAAAGATAAAAGAGTAGATAAAACAGTAAAGCAATTGAGAGTTCTTAGTTGCTTTGGTAATGAGCATGTTGGTGGTGAATTGCCTCCTTGTGCTCATCTAAAGAAGTCCACTACTGATGGAAAATTCTTTTGTGGTGGATGTGGCTGTGGAGATAGAAAAAATACATGGCTTAATGGAAAAGAAGAAGAATATAGCAAACTGGATTATCCAAATGTTAGCTGCCCATTAACAATGCCTGGATTTAGCAATTATACTACTAGCTTGCCACAAGAAGCTCAAGAACCAGAATCTAGAAAGCATTATATAGAAAATTTAGAATTTAATTCTGTGCAAAAAGTTGAAGTTACAATGCCAGAAACTCCAAAAGAAATTTCTGATATTTTAGAAAAAATTGCACAGAAAATGGAAGAAAATAAACAAAATCCCCCTCCTCCACAATAACATAGATTTAGTTGTGCATAAATATTTTACATGGCACAACCAAATTCAAGAGAATCTTTAATACAATATGCTTATAGGCAATTAGGTGCTCCGGTAGTCGAAATCAATGTAGACTACGAACAAGCAAATGATCGTTTAGATGATGCTTTGCAATTTTTTGCCGAAAGGCATTTTGATGGCGTGGAAAGAGCATATTTTAGCTATGTCTTAACAAATTCGGATATAGAAAATAAGTATATAAACACTGATACTTTAGGTCCTATTGTTGGCTCGTCTGGAGCTAATCCAAATGGATATGATATCCTTTCAATCATAAGAGTCTTTCCTTTTGGTTCTTTAAATGCTAATGAACTTTTTGATGTAAGATATCAAATGGCATTGAATGATGTCTATGGAGTAAATACTAATCTCGGATTTGTAAATTCTACCCCAATAGCAAATTATGATATAACTAAAAGATATATTCGTTTGATTGAAATGATGTTTGATCCAGAAAGAACCATTAGGTTCAATAAAGTAACTAATAAACTATACATAGAAACTGATTGGAGTTCATTAAAAGCAGGAACATATCTTTCGATTGAAGCATATGTTAATTTAAATCCAGATTTATATCCAGAGATTTACAACGACAGAATGCTCAAAAAATACTTCACTGCATTAGTTAAAAAACAATGGGGAGCAAATCTGTCAAAATTTGATGGAGTTGCACTACCGGGTGGAGTTGCTTTGCGTGGCGGTCAAATATTTGCTGAAGCGGTACAAGAAGTAGCTATTCTTGAAGATCAAATTGTTGCTTCGTATGAATTACCACCAGATATGATGACAGGATAAAATGGCTTTAAATCCCTATTTTAGATTTCAAGGAACTGAACAAAATGTTGTCGAAGATAACATTATTGAAATCATTCGTATGATGGGAAAAAATCTTTGGTATATTCCAAGAGAAAATGTTAACATTGATAGGTTATTTGGTGAAGATCAGTTAAATAAATTTACTAAAGCGTATCAAATTGAAATGTATGTTGCTTCTGTTGCTGGTTTTGATGGGAGTGATGTAATAACTAAGTTTGGTTTAGAAATTAAAGATAAAATAAATTTAGTCGTTAGTAAGAAAAGATTTACAAACGAAATAACTACAAAAAATTCCGCTATTATTCGTCCAAGAGAAGGCGATCTTATATTTTTTCCACTAAGTAAAACGCTTTTTGAAATAAATTTTGTTGAACATGAAATTCCCTTTTATCAATTAGATAAAAATTATATTTATACTTTATCATGTGAAACCTTCGTATATTCTTCAGAGCAATTCGAAACTGGGAATACAGATATGGATTCTTTATCAGATACTAAACAAGAAATATACAATTTCTTAATAGGAGCAACTTTCCCCGGATTCACTGCTGCTTATAATAAAGCTATACGCGGAGAACAATATTATGTTCAGGGATCAGTTTCGGGGACTACATCATATTTCCGCATGTTAGACTTCGATTTAGACGGAACTGGAATGACTGCTAGACTTGCATCTATAGACGGAGTTACATTCTCCAACCCAACAATTCTTACTAGTAATATTTCTGGTTCTACATTCAGAATTCTATCAGTTGCATCCACAAATGATATAGTAACAATTAATCCGATTTTGGAAGATTTAAATGGAGAAATTCAGCCTCTTGACTATCAAAGAGGTTTTACTGGTGCTGGTAGTAAAATAGATATTTCTATAGTTAATTTTAGTGAAATAGATCCATTCTCAGAAGGCAATTACTAATGTTCAATTCATATGATAATCAATCTATAAGAAAATTAGTAGTAGCTTTTGGTTCTTTATTTGATGAAATATATGTAACTAGAAAAAACGATACTACTGGTGTTATAGAAAATGTTAAAGTTCCTATAACATTTTCATCAAAAGAAAAATTTTTACGAAGATTAGAATCTCCTTCTTCTATTAGCGATAATGTAAAAACGCAAATAAATGTACCTTATTTGAGTTTTGAAATAGCTGCAATTTCTTATGATTTTGGTAGAAAAAGAAACAAATTAACTAAAACTAATAAAACTGTTGTTGAGGATGGTATCCCGTCTTCAAATTATATAACCTTTTCGGAGACACCAATAAATGTAATATTTAATTTATATTTTTATTCTAGGAGTTTAAATGAAATTTTTCAGGTTTTAGAGCAAATAATGCCATATTTTAATCCTGAATTTAACATTAGAATAAACTTTAATAAAATATTTCAAAATGTAAATGTTCCAATTTCTTACAGAGAATTTAAATTAATTGATGATTATGAAGGATCATTGCAAAATAGACGAACATCAATTGGTGTTATCTCATTCAGCGCATCTTCTTTTATTTTCGGGGAAATAAAAGAAAAAGATGTTATTCAAACTGTTACCAGCAGTTCTTTATTAGATCCAAATCTCAACCTCGATATCAACCTCGACATAACAAATATAGTCATAAATACGCTTTTGGATAAAGTAATATATTCTTTACCATCTCAACAATCAACATTATTGAGTAATATGACATGGACCGAATATAATACAATGGATCTTGAAACAAGAATTAGTATTTTTTCATTTGATACTAATGTATTGTTACACACATTGCGTATTCCAGCAGGAACAAATGCACTAACAAATGCTCAATTAAATGAAATGATTACAAATATATGCACTGAATTGGATATTTGTTCAAATGTAGAAACAACTGAACGAATTTTGGTTTTCCGTGTGGAGAATGGTCTAGTTCAAGCACAGAGAAATTTTAGAGTTATTATGAATTGTACTACAGCATGTCAATAAATAAATTAAATGAATTTTTTGAAATAGAATCTATTGGCAATACAGCCAGCAATCAAATCCAAAAATCATCTGAAAGTGATTATGAATATGCCAGAGAAAATCTATACGACATAATAAACAAATCAAAAATTGCTCTTGAAGGAATTATGAAGGTTGCGACTGAAGGTGATTCTCCAAGAGCATATGAAGTGGTAACTCAAATGTTGAAAACAATGTCTGAGATTAATAAAGATCTAATAGATCTTGAGAAGATAAAGAATGAAGCAAATAAGACTACCATTAAAACAACGAATAATAATTCATTCTTCATAGGATCCACTAGTGATCTACAGGATCTGATCAACCCCGAAAGAAGTAAGAATAAATCTATAGAAATGATTGATGCGAAGGTGGTAGAGGATGTCAAGGAAATTTAAGGGTTACTTAGGTAATCCAAATCTAAAAGAAGCTGGAGTAAAGATTGACTTCACCGAAGAACAAATTCGGGAATATGTTCGTTGCTCTCAAGATCCCATTTATTTTATTAAGAAATATGTCAAGGTAGTATCTCTCGATAAGGGTCTTGTTCCTTTTGAATTATATGATTACCAAGAGGACATGATTAATAAAATGCACAACAACCGTTATCTTATTGCCAAACTACCGCGTCAGTCTGGTAAGAGCACAACGATTGTTGCGTTCATTCTTCACTATATTCTTTTCAACCAGAGCATGAGCGTTGGTATTCTAGCCAACAAAATGAATACTGCTAGAGAAATTCTTGGCCGTCTTCGTCTGGCCTATGAGTATCTTCCCAAGTGGCTCCAGCAAGGTATCATCGAATGGAACAAAACATCCATTCAGCTTGAGAATGGCTCAAAGGTCATGGCATCTGCCA